GATAAAACACTTATTGCCACATTTAACAACGGTGTAGAATATCTTTATAATGATGTTCCACACAATGTTTATACAAAATTCAGAATGGCCGAATCACAAGGAGCATTCTTCAATAAAGAGATTTCTAAGAAGTACAAATACAAAAAAGTAGAAAAGTAATACTTCTTTGTATTTATATGTGATGGAAAATTATAATAAAATACTTTCTAGCTTTTATATTCAGGACGAATTAAATCCTGATATTTGGACTAATCCCGATGACCCCAGTAAGTCAAGGATGATTTCAGAAGTAAGAAATGCATTATTAGAAATATCAGAAGAGTTTATTCAATTTTTAGGTATTGACATTTTTATCTCTGATATCACAATGACCGGCTCATTATCGAACTATAATTGGTCTGAATTCTCAGATGTCGATTTACACGTTATGTATAATTTTACAGAGTCAGGTAGTCAGAAAGAATTACACCAAGAACTTTTTAAATTAAAAAAGACATTATTTAATTCAACTCACGATATCTTAGTAAAAGGTTACGATGTTGAATTATATGTTCAGGACACCGAAGAAACCCATTTTTCTACTGGCGTTTACTCTGTTTTATATAATGAGTGGATTGTTGAACCAACACCTGAAAGTGTCACGATTGATGAGGATAAACTTAAATCTAAAGTAGACCAATGGATGGATATTATAGATTTGGTTATTGACAATGCGGATGATGAAGATTTAGATACCGCTTTAGTAATGATTGATAGTGTTAAGGATAAACTTAAGAAGTTTAGAAGTTGTGGGTTAGAGAGAGAAGGTGAATATTCGTATGAGAATTTGGTATTTAAATTCTTAAGACGTAACGGATATATTCAAAAACTTTTTGATTTTACGAACGAATTAGTCGATAATAGATTATCACTAGAACAAAAAATTGCCGAATAAAATAACCAAAATAATAGAAAAAGTGAAAAATCTATTATTTGGGTATATTTATTAAGAAAAACTATTATGGCACAAGGATGCGACCCAACTACAGAATACAATGCCTTTTCAGGTGGCACTCCAACAATACACGCTGTATATACTAACTCATCAGGTGATGCGGTAGTACAATGTAATACGGTTAAAATTGGACCTGGTGGTTATAATAACTAAATTAAAAATATTAAAAAAAATATAAAATGGCAGATTTAAGACCTTTAGGTAGTGAAAAATTGAACGGTACGGATAAGTTAAGACGTATTATGGAGATTGCTCGTTACAACGAAGTTGACCGTTCTCAAGTTAATGAAAATTCTTCTGTAGACTACACAAGACAACTAGCCGACGGAAAATACTATTCAATCGTTAATGAAAAAAACGGTTATATCATTAAATCAGGTTTGAATGAATCAGAACTTGAGTATACTGATGCAATACAAAATAGAAGATATCATTCTTCTTATTCTAAAGCATTAAAAAGATTAAATTTAACAGCTAAAGAATTGAACTCACTCCACGAAAATGGAGAAGAAATTTCATTATTTGGAGAACAAAAGAAATTTGTTTTAAAAACCCCGAAACCTGAAGTGTCGGTAGATTCTGAAGAAGAAGTGTCTTTAGATTTACCTGAACCATCTGGTGAAGATATGTCTATGGACTTACCATCATCTGACGATTCAGAATTGGATTTAGATTTAGGTTTAGATACTCCTGAGGGTGAAGAAGATTTAGATTTTGATATGGAAGTATCTGATGAGTTACCAGTTGATGATGAAGAAATAACCATTAAAGCTATCCAAAAGCTAACCGGTAAACTTGGTCAAAAATTGAGAACTATTGACCAACAAGAAGGTTTAACTTCAGAAGATATAAAATATGTATTGAATTCGATTATCTCAGCAGTTGATTTAGATAAATTAACTGAGGAAGATAAAGAAGATATCTTAACAAATTTCGAAGAAGATGAAATTGACTATGGTGTTGATGATGAAGCAGATTTAGATGTTGATGCTGGTGACGAATTAGATTTAGGTATGGACCTTGATTTAGGTTTGGACGATGAAATGTCTGTAGAGGCTGGAGAATCTATGTATGGTGAAAGAGTAATGGATGAAATTTTTTCTGAATCTAAAATCGATAAAGTACTTTCAAAATATTTTGTAGTTAGCGATGAAGAAAAAACTTTGACAGAGTCAAACAACATTAAAAAATTCATCTCAGGAAAAATACAAAAAGTTACCATTAAAAAAGAAATGAAATCAATGTGTGAAACCGTTGAACAAGAAATGAGTGCTGACTTTTTATTGAAAGAAAATCAAAACATTAAATTTTTAGGTAAAACAAACAAAGGTAATTTAGTATTCAAAAACGAGGGACAACAGATAAAAGTTTCTCAGAATGGTGAAATACTATGAAACTAGTATATGTGAATGAGTTAGGACCCAACTATAAAGGGGACAATATATACGAATTCATATTTAGTGATATTGAAGATGTATGGGGTGAAGATTGGGATAAAGAACCTGCAAGTGGTAACCCAACTCCACCCCTTTTACATTTTATAAAAAAAGTTGGAGTTCTAAGAAATTCAGGTATACAATTAAACCTAATTCAGAATTCTGATTACTTCTCTGTTTATGACGCAACTGAAGATATTATTGCGTTAGCATGGGAAGTTAGTGAAAGTGAAGCCGTAAACGACAGTGGACTAAATAGAATGGTTTTCCGTTATGGTGATACTGTTAAACAAGTGGAGGATAAAATATACGAAAGAGATATCGTATTAACATACGAAAAAACTATTGCACACAATGAATAATTCAAAAGTAGCCGTTTTATTAAACAAAGGTATCAAGTTCGAAACATTAAAAATGTTAAACGAAACTCAAATTAATATGTTATACACTAGCGTAGTTGGTGAACAGAACAATCTTACAAAGAAAATCCAAGGAGCCAAAGAAGAGCTAGCCGGTGTAGACCAAATGGTTAACAATCTTGCTGCAAAAATTGGTGAAGAAGATAATATTGAAGATGATAATGCGTTAGGTGATTTAGCGATGCAATCCGATACAGGTCAAGAAACACCTCACGATGAAAAAGATATGGCACCCGACGGTATGGATGACGATTCAGATAATAACCGTTCTGAGATGGGTGAATCAGAAATTAAAGAAAAATTTCGTTCCAAAGCACAACAAGGTTATTTCTTTGCTAAGTGTGAGGAAGAGGGTCCTAATTCAAAATGGTGTAAGATGGCTGATGAGTTTGCTGGTGACACTAAGAATTGGAAAAAATTACCTAAGAAAGTAAGTGAAAGTAAGATTAGACAAATTGAAGAATCTTTAATACATTTAGTACGTAAGTATATTCCTGAAACTATGACTAAAAAAGCATTATTAAATTTATTAGAACAACTACCCGGTACTAAAGAGGCTCCTGTTAAAACACCAACAAGAACCACACCCGAAAGAAAAACACCGTATAAGCCAAAACATAAACCAGCACCTAAAGCTGGTGACACTCAAACGGCACCTAAAGTTAAACCAGGTGTTGCACCTTCAGTACCTGAAAGAAAAACCCCATATCAACCGAAACATAAACCAGCACCTAAGGCTAAAAAAGAGTTACCGAGTTTTTTGAAATTCAACACTTTAAATATTAAATTCAGAGATGAGCAAGAGAATTAACGAAGCGCCGATAGATTACGGTACTGGTAGAGAAAGAATGGCTTCGGACATTCAAAAAAAGATTGAGGACAAGGATACTCCTTTATCTGATAATCCAGCGTTGGATATTGATATTGATGGTGACGGAGTAATTTCCTCATTTGAAGAGAAAATTGCATCTAAAAGGTTTCAGGATGTAGTTAATAAAGTAAAAGAATACACAGGTTTAACAGATATCTCAGGACAATCATCATTGATGCAATTACAGAGAATGTTAGCTCAGGCGGTTAATAAAGTTAAATCTATTGAGAATGAAAATGTAGAATATTTACAAAACTTAGCGGTTGACTTAGTAAAGAAAGAAATGTCTTTACCTGATGATGCATTCCAATTTGATGCCAAATTAAATACGGGTATGGGTCAGGTTGACACTTCCAAAATGAATAAACAATCTTCCGAACCTGAAGACGAGGATGTTATAAAACAATTTGGAGTTAAGTCTGATGAAGCTGAAGATGATTTAGATGATTTTATGGCGGCCTTTGAAACCTTTGATATGGAAAAGGCTAAGAGAAGGTTTATTAATTCATTAATACAGGGAGCCTCTAAAAAAGGACATTATATGTTTGCACTTGTTGAAGATGAATTAAATCGTTTAGACCCATCATTATTAAATCTTTATGGTGTGTTAATGTCTATTGCCGATTTAATGTATTGGATTGTACCTGATGAGGTTACACAAATGATGTCTGGTTCAGGAGAAGGAATTCAAGGTTCAGAAGAAGTGGATGACACTACTGACCCACCAACAATTAAAGCCGTTGGGTTATTTTTCCCAATATTGATACACGAACTATTAAAAGGTGTGTATGAAGTTATAGGAACACAGGGATTACCTGACGACCCTAAATCTGCAGAAATGGTTATGGCATCTCAGGATACGTTACCTTATGAAATTTGGGATTTAAGATTAGGTCCTGTTATTTGGGAGAAATTTATTGAATCTTATCCTGATGACTTATTTGAAGATGATTTAAGAGAAATACAGAATTATTTGTTCAGTCGTTTTTCTTCATTAACAACATCTGAGTTTTTTGAAGTCGCTAAGGAAATTATGAAAGGTTCAGAGAAGGGTAAAAAGATTGTTAAGAGGATGGTAGATGAAATCAACGAGGAATTACGTCAATATGACTATGAAGATGCGATGTCATCATCAGATGATGAGGAAGACAACGAAGGATTCAAAGATTTCCTAGGTGGTTTAGGAATTGATTTATCTTAATAATAGAGTAAATTATGATTCATGAGTATCTCAAAAGAAAAAGCACTAGTAGAATATGCGAAAATCATTAAGGACACACCTTATGCATTAAAGACTTACCTACAGACTTACGACAATACTCAATTACGATACGTTCCTTTAGAATTATTTCCAGACCAAGAACATTTAATTAACGATTACGACACCTATGAAGAAAACATAGCGTTAAAATATCGTCAAGCGGGTGTATCAACAGTTACCGCGGCTTGGGCATCTAAAAAATTAATCACAGCCAAAAAATCACAACCTGAAAAACTTCTAATCATTGCAAATAAATTGGATACTTCCATGGAATTTGCAAATAAGGTAAGAGCGTTTGTTGACCAATGGCCTGAATGGTTGGGTGTTAAATTTTCTCAAGAAAAAAATTCACAAAGACATTTTAAGTTATCTAACGGATGTGAGGTTAAAGCCGTTGCAACCTCTAAAGATGCTTTGCGTGGTTATACACCTACTATACTTATTTTTGATGAAGCAGCGTTTATCGATGCTGACGATGACTTTTGGTCTGCGTGTATGGCCTCTCTATCTACGGGTGGTAAGGTAATCGTAGTATCAACACCTAACGGATTTGATGCTATTTACTATTCAATTTACGAACAATCACTTCGAGGAATGAATGATTTCAAAATTACTGAAATGTATTGGTACCGAGACCCTCGTTATGCCAAAGACTTGCAACTTATAAAATGTAAGGATATTGTTCATTATATGTTAAATAGAGATGAATACGTTGATGATGATATCATTATACGATATGAGTCTATTGACCCAATGTTAAGAGATTTTGTGGAAATTAAAGAAAGGTTTAATGAAGGATATCGTCCTTACTCTTCTTGGTTTGAAAACATGGCTAAAAAGTTAAAATTTGATAGACGTAAAATAGCTCAGGAGCTTGAATGTAATTTCTTAGGTTCTGGTGATAGTGTCATCCCTAATGAAACTGTTGAGTCTATTAAAGAGAATTTTATTATCCCACCTGAAAATAAATTTATGGGTGGTGCAATGTGGCAATGGAAAGAACCTATTGAAAGTCATAAATATATTATGGGTATTGACGTTTCTCGTGGTGATAGTGAGGATTTCACAACATTCTGTATAATTGACTTTGACGAGAGAGAACAGGTGTTAGAATACTTAGGTAAGATTCCACCTGACGTTGCGGCTGAGATTGCATTTAAATGGGCAACTATGTATAACGCTTTTGTGGTTATTGATATCACTGGTGGTATGGGAGTTTCAACTGCAAGGAAATTAATGGAGTTGGGATATAAGAATTTATATATTGATGGTGTTAATGTTGCCGATAAGTGGAGATACAATGCAAATATAGTAGATAAAACACCGGGGTTAAACTTTAACACCAAGCGTGTTCAGATTATTGCATCATTTGAAGAAGCGTTAAGACATAGTTTCGCAGTTCGTTCATCTCGTTTGTTAAATGAGTTAAATACGTTTGTTTATGTTAACGGTAGACCTGACCACATGAAAGGCCAACATGATGATTTAATTATGGCAATGGCTATGGCGATTTATGTTGGTGAGAATTCATTCACTAATTTAGAAAAAGTTACTAACCAAACTAAGGCCATGGTAGATAGTTGGACAGTACAGGAAAGTGCGGTTAGAAACCCTATTAATGATTTCAACCCATCATTGAGCATGTATAACGGAGGAGATTATAATCAACAACGTAGTGGTGGTCAGGCGACAAAAAGTGACTATCAGAACTATTTATGGTTATTGGGCGGAAAAAAATAAAGGATACAGATATTCAAATAATATATTACTATTTATATAAAAACTTATAATGGCACAGAATAATTACACAGTATGGCAAAGATTAAGTAAAGTCTTTGGTCCCAATTCAACTTTGGACCAGCAACCGCCTGTCTATAAGTTTGATAAGAAAGAACTTCTAAAGACTAAAGATAAAAGTGAGTTTGAAAGAGAAAAACTTCAAGCACAACAAACACTTTATTTGGGCGCACAATGGCAAAAGGTTGAGAATAACCTTTACACTCAAGCCGTATATTATGAACCAACAAGATTAGCTGCATTTTACGATTACGAGAGTATGGAATTTACTCCTGAGATATCTGCAGCATTAGACATTTATTCAGAAGAATCTACAACAACAAACGAAGATGGACATATTTTACAAATTTACTCAGAGAGCAAACGAATTAAATCGATACTTGGTGACTTATTCAACAATAGACTTGATATCAATACTAATTTACCTATGTGGACAAGGAATACTTGTAAGTATGGGGACAATTTTGTTTACTTAAAACTTGACCCTGAAAAGGGTATAATGGGAGGACAACAACTTCCAAACATAGAAATTGAAAGATTGGAGAGAGGTATGAAATCTACTCCATCACAATATGGTATCAATACTCCAACAACAGAATCTGATGAGTCGTTAAAATTCAAATGGAAGGTTAAAGACTTAGAGTTTAATACTTGGGAAATGGCACACTTTAGATTATTAGGTGATGACCGTAAACTTCCTTATGGTACTTCTATGTTAGAAAAAGCCAGAAGAATTTGGAAACAACTTATTCTTTCTGAAGATGCGATGTTAATATATAGAACATCAAGAGCACCTGAAAGAAGAGTGTTTAAAGTCTTCGTAGGTAATATGGATGACAAAGATGTTGAACCGTATGTACAACGTGTTGCCAATAAATTCAAACGTGACCAAGTTGCTGACCCTCAAACGGGTAATGTAGATTTACGTATGAATCAAATGGCGGTTGACCAGGATTACTTTATTCCTGTTAGAGACCCTAACGCACCTAATCCAATAGATACCCTACCTGGGGCTACTAATCTATCTGAAATTGCAGATATTGAGTATATCCAAAAGAAACTATTGACGGCACTTCGTGTTCCTAAGGCATTCTTAGGTTTTGAAGAGGTTACAGGTGAAGGAAAAAACTTAGCATTACAGGATATTCGTTTTGCTCGTACAATCAATAGAATTCAAAAATCTATGATTCAGGAGTTAAATAAAATTGCAGTTATCCATTTATATATTTTAGGATTTGAAGATGAGTTAGATAACTTTACATTAGGATTAACTAATCCATCGACACAAGCAGATTTACTTAAGATTGAGCAATGGACACAAAAAATTTCATTATATCGTGATGCGGTTAGTGACCCAGGAAATGGTATACAACCAGTATCTTCATCATGGGCTAAGAAACATATTCTTGGTTTCTCTGATGAGGAAATTAAATTAGATATTCAACAACAAAGAATTGAAAGAGCAGTTGCCGGTGAATTAGAAAAAACACAAGAAGTTATTCTAAGTACAGGTATATTCGATAACCTAGATAAGTTATATGGTCAGAAAGGACAAAAACCAGCTGAAAGTGAAGAATCTGGTGGGGATATGGGTACTGATGATTTTGGTGGTGGTTCTGACTTCGGTTCTGATTTAGGTACTGATTTAGGTACTGATTTAGGTACTGATTTAGGTACTGATACAGGTTCTGAAATCGGTGGTGGAGGTGAAACTGAGGTAACACCTGAAGGACTGGTTAAGAATAAAGACCTTGACTTAATTTTGGAAGATTCCACTTTATTTGGTCAAAATGAGACTATAGATTTATCTAAAGGACGTAAGTCTTTAGGTGAAATAGGAGAAAAGTTGAATGAGTTACTTAAATAAGGATATTTATAAATAAAATAGTTATGAATAAATTAGGTCAAATAAAATCAAAAATAGAAAAAGGGTTAGTTTCTTTATACGGTAAACCATCGTTTAAACCGGCAATGAAGAAATTTAAAGAAACCGTTTTATCCAATAAAACAATGGCAGAGGCATTTTATATCTACGACGAGTTAAACTCAAAAAAAGGTATGAATCCTGAAATTGTATCTGATTATCTTTCTGAATCATTTGAGAAGTTAAACTCTATTATTGAGAAAAATCAAAGAGATATTCAAACGTTATCTGATTGGGCTGATGAACTTATTGGTAAAAAAGTTGAGAACGATTATTCTGATATCGATTATGTTTTATATGAGAAATCTTTTAAAAATTTAGAAAAAGTTTTAGAATCTAAAAATAGAATTAAAAAGAATATCATTACTGAAAATGTTGAGCAGACAATCACAGAGTCTATTAACTTACCACTTTCAACAATGTTAAAAATTGCCTCAAACACATTCAATCAAGAATATGGTAACATTGAGGAGTCTGAAAAAGAAGAATTAAAAAGTTTATTGTCTATGAGTACATTAGAAATACAATCCGAAATGTTAACATTACGTGAGTCAGTTGTTTCTAAATTACAAGGAACTCTTAACGAGAACGAAGATAAAGAACTTATAGAAAGTCTAACTAAGACTATCCAAAAAATTAATGAGAGTGAAAACGATTTAGTTAACCTCTACAAACTACGACAATTAAATTCAGGGTTATAAAAAAAAGGGTTTAGTTTTCTAAACCCTTTTTCATTTCAAGATATATTGCTTTTTGTTTTTGCTTCCTTCTTTTTACTGAAGGTTTTTGAAACTCTTGTCCTTCACGGAGCATTATAGTTTGTTTGGTTTTATTAACTTTGAACTTATATTGCTTCAAAGCTTTTTCGATGCTCTCCCCTTTTTTGATTTCTACTATTAACATATATCTGTATTATAATAAATACATTTTATTTCGTCAATTTTGACTTACCATAGTTTATTAACTATAATTTAAACAAATAAACTATAAGAGTCATTATGAAAATATATGAAAAAAGGTAAAACTTCGAAGTTAGAAATCTTCGATAATGCAAAGTGTAGTTACGGAACCGTTGACGCACAAAATTTTAAATCACTATACATTTCTATACAATCGTGGGTACAACCCACAATAGAAAACGGTCATTGGGATAGAATAACGGGTAATGTTAATCGACAAATAAAACATAATTTAATAGAGTGTGTAGACCCATTCATGTTTGAGAGTCATAATATCGTGGATTTAGATTTACGTAGTAGTGGGGTTCAAATGGGTAAAAAGAGTTTTATGAATTTAGAAATAACTTTATTTATGAAATCTGAAATCGATTTTAAATCTATAATATTAAGAGATAGAGTTAAACAAATTTGTAAATCAATATACCAAGATGAGTTAATGGGTTCCAAGTATTTTACCATGACAAAGTCAAAAACAAAAAAAGTTTAGTATTTATAGTTAAATTACTTTAATGAGAATCAAAATTACTGAAAATCAATTGAAGAGATTAAATAAGGTTATTAATGAGGCGAACACCCCCATTGATAACCTTAATAATCTTATTAACGCTAAAGACATTACTATTACAACAGGTTTGGTTGTGGTAACATTTGATTCTATTATGGTTGAGGGTGATATTAAAGATGGGAATATGACCGTTAAGTGTTTGATTGATAAAATCAAATATGACGGTAAAGATGTTACCGATTTCGCATTATCATGGACCTTAAGAAATGAATGGACGAGTGATGACTTACCCTTAGGTACTATAATATGTACGGATTTAGCTGAGATAATGAATAAAGAATTTTTATCACTTATTGGTGTAGAGATTAGCGAATATGATGTCATAATAGAATAAACCTCAATATAAAGTATTTATAATAAAGAATTTTACAATGAAAATATTAGGACCAAACGATACGGGTAAAGGAATATTGATTGAGTGGGACGCAGGTTTTGTGAATCCAAATGATAGTAGAAATGCTGACGTTATAAAAGAATCGTATGGACAGTTAGACCACTCTAAACCATTTGAGTTTTATGCTGTATTACAAAAGTTTGATACACCTAATAGAAATGGTAGGGTTTATCCTGAAAAGATTTTACGTAGAGAAGCCGAAAGATATCAAGGAGCAATTAAAAAAGGTCTATCGATTTCCGAATTAAATCACCCTGAATCATCATTAATTGATTTGGACCGTGTATCTCACCTTATCACGGATATGTGGTGGGAAGGTAGTACTTTAATGGGTAAGTTAAAATTATTAACATCTCCAGGGTTTCATAGTAGTGGTGTTGTTTCGTGTCCTGGTGACCAAGCAGCTAACTTAATGAGACAAGGTGTCACTATGGGTGTTTCATCACGTGGTGTGGGTTCTTTAGCTCGTAAGGGTGAAAGAAACGAAGTACAGGAAGATTTTGAATTGATTTGTTTTGACTTAGTATCGTCACCATCAACACCAGGGGCGTATCTATTCTTAGATAAAGGTGATAAGATGAAGTATGAAGAAAGCTTAGACGAAGAGAAAAAACCAATTTCTGAACCAAAATTTAATGGTGCTATGGGTGCGTCTATTGACTTAATGAGAAGATTATCCGATTATTTAGGAAATTAAAAACATTAAAAACATGGAAGAAAAGTATTTTGTAGCAAAAATTCAGTATGATTTACCAGATGATAACTCGGGTAAAATCAAAAAAATCAGAGAAGAAAAATTAGTTAAAGGTTTTAACGTAACAGATGTTGAAGCTAAAGTTACTAAAAAGTTTGAGGGTTTTCCAAACGAATGGAGAATTACGGCATGTGCGGAAAGTAAGATTGACGAGGTTTTCGAATAGAAAAATCATACTAACAATAATTTAAATCGGGGTGAAAACTCCGATTTTTTTTTGCTCATTATATAATAAAGTGAATTTTTTTTAATCCAGTGATATTTATTAGAAAACTATAAATAAACAATTGCAAATATTTGCGCAAAAAAAACAAAATGGCAAACGAAAAAAAATCATTAGTTGAAGAGGCATTACTCCAAATGAAAAACTTGGAAAACGCCGTAACGGAAAACGCAAAAGGAATACTTGCTTCTACGATGAAGCAAGAAATCAGTGAATTAGTAAAAGAATCTCTATCTGAGGACGAGGTTGAAATGGTCGCAATGGAAGAAGGTTCAAACGACGAAGAAGAGTCAGAAATGACTGAACAGGAAATGGAACTTGACATTGAAGACCTAGAGGATGAAGTAGAAGACATGGTAGACATGGACGATATGGAATCTGATGAAGAATCAGAAATGGAAGATGAAGAAGAAGGTGACGAAGTTGATATGGAAGACATGTTAATGATGGACTTACCTGGAGATGAATTTGAAGTGGACGATGAAGAAGAAGTTCTATTACCACTTGATTTAACAGGTGCATCTGACGAGGAAATCTTAAAGGTTTTCAAAGCAATGGGTGAAGAAGATGGAATCATCGTAAAACAAGACGGTGACGACATTACACTTACTGACCAAGATGCTGATGTTGAATACAAGATTCAAATGGAGTCTGAAGAAGAGACTGACGAAATCGTTTACGAAATCGAAGTTGAAGATGAAGATGAAATGGAAGAAGGTATGGAAGAGGAAATGGCTGAAGGTAAGTACGGTATGAACAAAGGTGATAAGTTTCACAGAAAAGATGTGAAAGGTCACGAAGTTGAAGACGGTACGTACGGTGCATTTGAAGAAGAAATGAAAGAAGACGATGGAAATTATTTTGGTGATGCAGCTGAAGATGACTACTCACAAATTGAGAAGTTAAAGAAAGATGCACACTACGATGCTAAACGTCACCATGAAGGTGAGGCAACAGAATCATCTGTTCGTTCACACGTTAATGGTAGAGCTACTAATTTAAAACCGGAAGGTTTCCCTAAATCTTTAAAGCGTGAATCTTACGAAAAAGAGATTACACAATTAAGAGAGAAGAATGAAGAGTACCGTAAGGCACTTAACATCTTTAAGGAAAAATTAAATGAAGTTGCAGTATTCAATTCTAACTTAGCTTATGCTACACGTTTATTCACAGAGAACACTACCACTAAGCTAGAGAAAATCAACATCCTTAGAAGATTCGATTCAGTTGAAACGTTGAAAGAATCTAAAGGTTTGTATAAGAATTTAAAAGAAGAGTTTGACACTAAGGAGGCTACTACTATCGCAGAATCTGTTTCTACGAAAGTATCTAAGTCACCTATGAAAGGTTCTTCAAATCTTATCGAATCTAAGACATATGAGAATCCACAATTCATGAGAATGAAGGATTTGATGTCAAAAATTATCAAATAAAAATAAATTAACAATTAAAAAAATTTAAAAATGGGAGCATTATTAGAATCAGGTCTAGTTGGTAACGTAGGGTTAAAACACCTTAAAGTTATCAAAGAAGACACAATAAACAAATGGGACAAACTTGGTTTCTTAGATGGCTTAAAAGGTCACATGAGAGAAAACGTAGCACAGCTATATGAAAACCAAGCATCTCACTTAATTAATGAAGCATCGTCTTCAGACGGCTCAGGTTCATTCGAAACTGTAGTCTTTCCAATAGTTAGAAGAGTATTTTCTAAATTATTGGCTAACGATATCGTATCTGTACAAGCAATGAACTTACCAATCGGTAAATTGTTCTATTTTGTACCTAAAATTCAAGGTTACCAAGGAAGTGGGTTGGTTACTGGTGACGAACATTACGCACCTTATGGAGCACCTGGTGCTGAAACACAAGCGGTAGGAGCGGGTTACCCTGCTGGTCAGAAAAATTTATATGACCAATTCTATGAAGGTTCTGTACCTAATTCAGACCCTGCAGGTTTATTCGATTATTCTAAAGGAGCGTTTTCAGCGATTTCTGTAACTGCGGTAAATCAATTATGGAATGGTAGTCAATTGTACACGGCACCTTCTACTTCTTATACAGGTAACGTAAGAACTGTACTTATAGCTATGTCAGGTTTCTCATCAGCTGGTGCTGGTAAGTTAATCGGTCCTGATGGACAAGAGATGGATACTGAGGATTTCTTAGCATCATTAGAGGTATCAGGACCTTATGGTGTGGCTGGTGCAACTATATTCTTTAACTTTAACTTAGTAACTCAGAAATACGGTAAAGGTATTGTTGAGTACGGTTCTGAAACACAAACTACTTTCTATAGTGGTACTAACAAAGGACCAGGTGGTAAATTCTACGATACATGTGACGCTAACGGCGTTGTTTATATTTCTGTTGACACATCAACACCAGCGGCTATTGGTACATCATCATTAGATGGTTATACTGGTACAACATTTGCTGCGGCACCTGTGTTCACTGCGTCTTACAGAGTTTATCAAAGTTTAGAATTTGAAGACCAAATTGGTGAAGTTTCTTTCGACCTTGAGTCAGTTACAGTTTCTGTAACAGAAAGAAAATTAAGAGCACAATGGTCTCCAGAATTGGCACAAGACGTGTCTGCATTCCATAACATCGATGCTGAAGCTGAATTAACAGCTTTATTATCTGAACAAGTTGCGGCTGAAATCGATAGAGAAATCTTAAGAGATTTGAGAAAAGGTGCGGCATGGTCATTAAGATGGGATTACAACGGTTGGAAAAGAGTTTCTAACGGTTCAGTAAACTACAACCAGAAAGATTGGAATCAGACTTTGATTACTGCGGTAAATCAATTATCTGCTCAAATCCACAAATCTACTTTAAGAGGTGGAGCTAACTGGATTGTATGTTCTTCTGAAATCTCAGCTATCTTTGACGATTTAGAGTACTTCCACGTTTCAAACGCTGCTCCTGACCAGGACCAGTATAACATGGGTATTGAAAGAGTAGGAACGTTATCAGGTAGATATCAAGTATATCGTGACCCTTACTTCCCACCAAATCAATTATTGATTGGACATAAAGGTTCTTCTTTATTGGACACAGGTTACGTTTACGCACCTTATGTACCATTACAGTTGACTCCTACAATGTACAACCCGTTCAACTTTACTCCGATAAAGGGTATTATGACGAGATACGCTAAGAAAATGGTTAATAACCGTTTCTATGGTGTTATCATGGTTGATGGTGTTAGAACGTTTGACATTAACTCTTTAAGATAATATATCTTAAAATTACTAATAGAAAGGGGACCATATGGTCCCCTTTTTTTATTTAGTATAGTATCGTTTACAAAATGGAGAATCTTCTCCGAAATATAAACATCTTAATATTTCATTTTCAACTCTAAGTGGTTGAAATTTATCATTGTCAGATGGCATATGTCCTTTAGTCATTGCCGCTCTCATTAACATTTCGTTATTAACAATTTTAGAACTTATTTTATTCCTATCCATTATTGGTTTTTTAGCAAAAAAAAGGAGGTCAACGACCTCCAATTTTAAATTTTATTAATATTAATTAGCTTTGTGAATTTCAGGTTCACCTACAGGTTTGTTTTCTTCAGGTGATTTAGGAGATGTGATTATTCTAATTGCTTTAGAAATAGTCTCAGCTTCTTCCATTCCGAATGCGTTCCTTGTATGTGCAGCTCTAGCGGCTTGAACTAGGATATATAATCCTTGGTCAGGAGTCATTTGATTAATGAACGAATCTAAATCCTCATTATTATTATAATTTATTGTGTTAAAAAGTTGACCAATTGGTTTAGGACCCTCAGTGTTTGGAGTTTCTTGGTTTACTGTTTCTTCCACAGGTGTTTCAGTTTTTACTTCAGCTTTCTTTGTTGTTTTAGCCGCTGTCTTTTTTGGTGTTGCCATATTATCTAATTTCTTTTTAGTTTATCTTTTAGTTGATATTTATAATATATATAGTAAAAACTATAATATAGTCAAGAATGAGTGAATATATTTTATCAGAAGATTTAGCAGTTTGGTTCGGCAAAAAGAAAAAACCAAAGGGTAGTAAACAACCTAAGGGTCCGTGGGTAAATATTTGTCGTACAAATAAAGACGGTAGTCATCCTCCGTGTGGTCGTCCTGACTCTGGTAAGGGTGGATACCCAAAATGTCGTGCATCAGGCGTTGCAGGTAAGATGAGTGATTCTGAAAAGAAGTCTGCATGTTCACAAAAAAGAAAAGTGGAGAAAAAAGACAAACAAACGGGAAAAGGTCAAAAACCTAATATGGTATCATATAAGAAAAACGAATCAATTAATGAATCCACCTACACGTTATTGGAATCTATTGTTAACGATAAGGTTCTTTGTGATAGTTGTGGTTGGAGTTGGAAAATAAAAGATGGGGGAGATGACTTATACACCTGCCATAAGTGTGGTGAAGATAATACCCCTAATATTGTTGAGGACGAAGAAAAACAAGTAAATCCATCAAGTAAGGTTATAAAAAGTATTTGTGATTCCAAAAAATTCTGTAATGCTCAAGGACCTATCACTTTTGGACAATTAAAAAGTATTGTCAACGTAGCCAAGAATAAGAGATTAGCTAAACATATTGGTGAAGGTAGTTTTAAAGCGTTCATAAGATTAACCCCTTGGTTTATACCTCAAATTGCCGTTGCGGGAATGTTTAGTTCTGCTATGAGAGCGGTTAATAAAATTTTAGCACCAACATTAAAGGAAACTCCGTCATATAAATCTTGGTGGTCAAAAGCAATTATGAAAGTTTTTAGCTTTGCAGAGGGAGATATTAATCCATCAGACCCATTCAGTAAGATATTTTTTATTAGTGACGGTTTAATGAATTTAATGAATGATGAAAATAAGTTAAAATTTGCATATCACATTTCAAATATTGCATCTGTAAAACCTGATGACGCACCGGTACCTGAATTTTTTGTTGAAAATGAATTAAGAGAATGGGTAAACAAAAGATTTTTATTGGACCCACCATTGGCACCTAAGGAATTGGAGTCTTTTAATGATGTAAACACATCTTTTAATGATTCTGAGGAGGAAGATAACTTAACGGAAAATATTCAAAACGTTTTAAATTCATTTATTAACACAAAAGAAAATATCACAGATGGAATGAAATACCATATTGATAATAATATCCCAATTAGTGAAAATGTTTTTAGACCAGGTAGTGAAAAGTATTTTAACGTAATTAATGAAGCAAGAACCTTGAAACAAAAGGGTGTTTACCTTAATGAATACGATAGTGAATTATTAGAGTCTGATTTAGGTAAGTTTTTTAATTATAAAGGTGAAAGATTACCTTTAGATTACCCAATGGTTAATGAACAAGGGGCCGATACTTCATGGTCAGATAATAAGGATATTATTACTTTAGAGGAAATTTTGAATTTAATTGATAACGTTCCCGTGATTAACTTTCCAACAAAAAAACTAGCAACAATTGTTTTAAATTGGGATAATAATCCTGAAGAAATTGAACGAATATCACAAGTAGAAGTGTCATATCAATACCCCATTTTAATTATGGTAGATGAGAATAATAAAATTAAATGGATACTTGATGGTAATCATAGAGCACAAAACGCATTAAGGTCTAACTCAAAAACAATTCCAGCTAAACTCATCAAACCTTCTAATTTAAATGATAAAGCTAAAAAAATATTTAATGTTAATGAAGCCGAGTATAAAGGTAAAAATGTTGATTTAGGAAAACCTAAAACGGGGGGTTCTAAAAAATGGTACGTTTATGTTAAAAATCCAACAACGGGTAAGGTTATTAAGGTGTCTTATGGTTCACCCGTTATGTCGGCAAAATGGAATGACCCTGGTGCCCGAGCATCATTCGCAGCAAGACATCAGTGTGAGAAGAAAAAAGATAGAACTAAAGCTGGATATTGGGCGTGTAGGGCTCATAAAGATTTTGGTAATAATGTTCCTGGTAGATATTGGTAATGGTATATAGTCAAGAAAACATAACAAATAATAAATTTAGGAGAGTATTCACTGAAAATGTGGATAATCACGAATTGGTTTGGCACCGTGATTACGAAAATCGTGAGGTTTTTGTTGAATCAAGTGACGGTTGGATGTTACAGATGGATAATGAACTACCTCAGGTCTTGCAAGAGGGACAAAAATATATCATACCTAAAGAGACATACCATAGAGTTATTAAGGGGACTGGTGACCTTATTTTGACTATTGAGGAGTCTCATAAGGTTAGAATACCAAAAGCCGTAAAAAAACAAGTCAAAAAGGGGTTAATGTACAGTCGTAAATCCTTTTCTCACTATCTAATGAATGAGACGATTTCATTAGATGAAATTAAAGAATTAAAAACTTACTTTGATAGTAAATCTAAGAGTATATCTCTTAATGAAAATTATAAAGGTAATCCTAGTAAAGACCCTGAGTATATTGATTGGTTATTACATGGTGGAAACCATGGATACCAATGGGTGATTAACGTATTAACTTAATCCTTTAGGTGTCTCGATTGGTTTTGGATAAACCACATATCCAAAACTATATGATTCAGGCATAGTATCATAAAAATAGTCTTGAGCTCTTTCAACAGAAGTCGCGGTGACTTCCATTATTACTTTACCTTCTTTTGAAAGTACATATGTCGGATTGGTTACTTGCATCATTGGTGAATTTATTAAAGGGCTAATATATATAGAATTATTTACCTGAACAATATTTACCTGAACATTTTTTTATTCCGTCTAAACCTTTGATTTTTCCTTTACAGACTTGTACTGCATGACCATTGGCGTATGCTGATGGGTATACGTCGTATTTAGATTTTGCAGAGTTAATACCCCGTGAACATAAAGTGGTGTCTTTCTTTTTTTCCTGAATTACTCTACGAATGACTTGTTCTAATTGTTCTTCTGTTAGTTTTATTACGCTCATTTTTTATTAACTATTTGGAATTGTAGTTCTCTTTTATATGTGTTAATCTCTCTATCTGTAACAACTTTCATATCCACAAAATATTCATTTGGAATTTTATCCGTCGTGTCAAACACAAAGTAATAACCATCTGAAGTCTTATTAACTTGTGTCCAATCCTGTACTTGTACTTCTGTAGTACCCTCTTTAACGTAAATTCTATAATATGATTCAACATGTGAAAGCACTTCTTTTGAAGTGTAAGCCTTTTTAATAGTTAAATTAACTTTCCTGATATCTGTATTTAAAATTTTCTCATCCTGTTTAATACCACTAAAATCAAACCCATAAATTTTTGGTTCTTCTGTCCTGGTACTTAAAGTGAAATAATCTTGGGCTTTAAGTAAAACAAATTCGTTTTCGATTGGTGAAATGGAATCTCCTTCATACACCAATTCTTTCCAATTATCATAATACATACACGGAACCGTAGTGGCACCTGTAATTGGTGGTACTGAAATTTCGTAAACACCTTTATCTCTTGTACATGCAGTTAGTGTGGTAATAACATTATCCGCACTATCAATAATGTCTACCACAGGGTTTTCATCTAAAGTTATTGGATTCCCATTGATATATGCGTAAAGATACAATTTGTTTGTTTTCCCCTGATAGAACGTATAACGGTCATCTTGTATTAAATCATTATATGTTGTTTCTAGGTAAGGCTCATAAAATGTTTGAGTATGACGTGAAAAGAATCCAACCGAATAGTTCTCAGTCATTCCTGTTATGTTTTCTACTTGAGGTACAAAGGCAATCCCCCAACCCGCTTCATTAACTGTTCCACCTGTTAAAATACTATTAATTTCATTTGACATGTCAAATTCAATATCTTCATCACCAAATTCAAAATGTTGAGTTGATACAATGGTTAAACCGGAATAATTTAATCCAGAAATTACGTTTGAATTTGTATTGTCGTATATGCCAGGTAATGACCAATTTTTAATTGTTGACCGTTGGTGCCAGTTTGATGGTCTATCAGAAAACGATTTATCGGATTCGATTTGAGTTTGATAACTTGAGGCTGTTGATGAATTCATACTATTACTCCCGTAATAATCGTATCCCACACCTTCATCCCACGATTGTTGGTCACCAGTAGTACCAGAAACTTTAGGAATACGGAATAATACCAAATCAAAAGAAGTTGCTCTTCTTCTACCGTTTGACCAAGTGGTATTTAATAGTTCTTCGTCAAATGACGATGTATTAGTCATCTTAAGAACGTGAGTCATATTACTACTACAACCCGTAGCAATAGTACCATTAGATATTTTAGATTCTAACTTATCTAAGTTTAAATCAAATATAAATCGACTATAACCCTTTGGACTGATAAGGTTATCCACCCTACCAAAAAACAATTCAACGACAGGATTTCTACCTGTATTGGTATATGAATTATAAATTAAGGTATCGTTCCTTTTAAAGTAAGACTTATAAATAGACATTATTCGTTTTTACTATAAATACTTAGTTAATGCGAATATTCTTATTTAAAATTTTATTGCCAGCTTCTAATAATTCTTTTAATAAATCGTCAACCCTTGTCCCATCAGATGAAACTGAAACAGGAGGTAGACCCGGATAGGGGTGGACGTGAGTTGCAAGATATCTAACAATCAACTCGACCAATGTTATTAACTCTTCACCTCTAACCATAGAAGATGTCTTAGGTTGTATATCACTCGATAATCTTGTTTGGTCAATACCGTATATGGTATTCTCTAAATTAACTTTAGCCTTTGCCGGATTACTACTATCGTGAGATAAGAAATACAGTTGTTGGGCACCCATAATATTAACACTTAGTGGTTGATTAGTATAAGTTTTAGGGGTGTAATACTCCATTTTAGGTTTTGTGGGAACCGAAGTTTTACCGGTTTTATCATATATTAAACCATTACCTAAAATCGTTGGATTAAAGTCTGATACCTTAACCCCACTAAATAATTTAACTAACGTTTCGTATGTGTTAATATTAGTATTACCGGTAAAATTAGTTACCTGTTCTAAATTTTCAATATTGGCTCTATAATAAAATGGAAATTGGTTAACTATTCGTGAACCATCTTCAAACACTCCCTTCTTAACTGACTTTAAAAAATTATTGATAATCTTTGTAACTTCAGGTAACGTTTTTGAGGTAAACTGTTGGATTTTCTGAATACTTTTAAATTTTTCTAAATTAGAACGTGCAGTAACAAATGATGCCATCGTACTACCCGATGCGTCAGGTTTTATATTGTATAGTATAACTTGACCAGTAAATGCACTAAATTGATTTTCAGGATTAAAGATTTCATATTCAATTAATTTTGTAATATTCTTATCTTCTTGAATTAACCGAATTTGTTGTTGGACGGGTCCATATTGTTCGACAGTTTGATAATTACTTAATTGTAAAAAGGCTCTATTTGTATTTGCGGATGGGATTTCTAATTTCTCATATTTAGTGTGTTTTCCTGAACGAATTAAAACTGTTTCATCTTCGTCTTTTAAAACGATATCTGTATTATTCCTACCTAATATGGCAACATCTTCAGGTTTAGGAAAAACACCTTCACTTTTTGTGTTGAAATACTCACCATTTTTATTTAGTAGTGCAGGGTAAGGAATATTTTGAATACCCGAATCTAAAAATGATTTGGCTGAATTTATATTTTCTTTTTTTGTTGTGGTAGGGCTAGAGAATGGACCCTGTACATAATACTGAGCTTTTAATGTTTTAAATTCAGGGTTAGAATAAAATATATTAACTAACTCATCTACTTTAGGGACGTTATAAACAAAATACGGTAGTAAGGGTAAAAACACAAACGGGTCTTTTTTAGACCATTTATCGGTTTCTTCATTAAATTTATATACGGACGCAATTCTATCTGCAATATTTTGGTCTTCAGGGTATGCCCGAATACGACCAAGTAAATATGGGTCTTGGTTATTTACACAACGTCCTGGATATATGATTTGTCTATTTCTACTCATCTGAGTTTATTATTTGTTACCTCTATCTTTATATTCTGTTAATATATCAGTATATATTTTTTCAACCGAATCTAAATGATATGTTAGTTTAACTATCATATTTTTAGTGGTTTCATAATCCTCACTTAATTCTTCTAACGCAAATTTTAACTCACCATTACTTTTAGTTTTATAGTCAGTGATTATTGTTTTTAGTCTTTCTTCTTTTAGTGCCATATTAATACGATTTTCCTACTGCTTTAGCCGGTACTGTAAAACCAGCTGGAGTCATTGCTAATGGTGGAATAAAAATTTCAGTTTTACCATTTTCCTGCATTTCTTGTAACATAGCGGTAAATGAGACTTTTTGAGCCTCAACCATTCTATTCGGTGAACCATCTGGTAAATCACCTGTCGGTAATCCGGCTTTTTCCATCCCTTCAATTGCATTTGCTAACATACTTGATGGTGTCATACCCGGTAACTGTCCGGATAATGCCAATGCGACCTGTGGTAACCCAAGAGACTGAGCAGCTAATTTAAGCGCATCTAATAGTTCATCTAACACTCCTTTACACCTTCTCCAATCCTGTATAAATTCTGTTAAAATAATGGCTCCACGTATAAGACCAATTATCATTTTTACTCTAGCATCTTTAACTTCTAATTGTATCTCTTTTAATAGTTGTTTAACTAATTTGTCGATATTTTTTTTAATCTCTTTAAATAATTCCTCAACAAAGATTGCCCCAATCTTAGAAATTAATTCAATAATAAACGTTTTAAAGTTAGCTAAAAAGTCTGCTAAACTTTCAATGGCGTCAACGATAGTATTTTGTAACATTTTTGCTACCGTAAAAAATCCTAATAAATTCTTTGGACTTAATAATGTTCTAACAATCGCGAGTGGGATTACTTTTAAGAAATCATATTTAACCTTACCCTTTATGTCTAATGTGGGTAACAATAATTTCCAAGCTTCTTCATCTGCTAAATCGTCCAGTAAGGAAACCAAACCAGCTAACTTATCTGAATCTGTAGGTAGGTCCTGAATATCTAATAAACCTTCTTGAATACCCACCTTATTTATCGGTAATTTCACATTATCACAATCTGTAAATTCGGTAACTCCATTTATAATGTTATTCACTAAGTTTTCTATATCCCGTAAATCGGTATTAGTGAATTCAAAAAATGTTTCATCAATATTATCAATTACCGATAATTTAGCAATACCTGAAACGTCAATTTCTTTTTGATTGTCAAAACACAATCCTAAGGCTCTTTGTAATATTTTCATAAATTTAGATTGTTCCTGAGCTTGGTCACTGGTAATACTGATATCGGAAAATGCCCCCATTAATAAACTTATTATATGGGCTATTAATTCATCTACATCAACCATCTGTATACTCATGTAATAATCGTAAAGAAACTGTGTTACGGACTTAACTTGAGATATACCCGACTTTGGGGTCACTTTATAAAAATTACCAAAATTTCCTTGGTCGTCTTGGTCTACATATTCTATATCAAATATTTGGTTACGGGAAGCACCAATATAGTCTGCACTATAATTAGTATTAAATGACGTACCTAAATTTTGTAACCTATCCCATAACTGTCTATTCATCGCGTAGGGTTGATTACCATTTGTAGTCGTAGATTTTTCGTAAATGAATTTACCCGCACCGTCTGGGTTTTCTTTTAACATTTTAAAAAGGTCTAATGACTCTACACGGATATAAATTGGCGATACTGTAAATTCTTGCTCTTCAGAACAACCAAGCGTTTTAACGACTTCTTTAATAAAAATTTCAGTCATTCTGCTTCGAGTATTCAGAATAGTTTTATTATAGATGTCAACTAACGTATCTATAGTTTTACCTTTAACTATTCTACCAAGTGTATTACCCGACGATACGGTTTCATCCGTTGTTTTATCACGGGTGATAGTAAAAAGTTTTACTAATTCATCAAGTTGATTAGTTGCTTTATCTTGTAATTGTTTTTTCTTTGCCGCAATTTTTGCCTCCGCAGTTTCACCCCACTCATTTAAGTTTGAGAATTTTTTACCTTGGTCACCATCGAAATTACTTTGAGCATTTGCCTTAGCCAGCTTGGTAGATTTCTTTTTAGCGTCTACGGTTTTTTGATACGAATCTGCTTTACTATTAACTTTCTTATAACCGTTAATTAAATTATCATCTAATGACATACCAGGTTCCTTTAATCTAATTTATAACCTTCTATGGTTTCACTACTTTCACTATCCCTTTGAATTAGTGCTGATAGTACATCGTCATCCATTTCTGCTAAGTTAAATGAATCGTCATTACCGATTTGTGATTTTTCCCATATAGAAGACTGAAGCTTTGATAGAGATAATTTCTTTTCAATAGTATCGTTAATAATTTTTTGTTGTTCTTTAACTATGGGACCAATTAATTGCATGTCTTTTGGTTCCTTTAACATTGCTAACATTTTGTTTTGTATTCTTACTGCAGTCGCTCTTTGTTCTACAAGCTCGTTATAGATTTCTTGCATAAGACTCAGAACGGAGTCTTTAGATAAAACAATTTCTTTTTTTTTAGGTCTTCCCATAGTATCTATAAATATCTTAAGAGATATTTTATATGTTATTAATTCTCTTAACTAAGTTATAATAAAGAGTTCGATACTTTTTCATTGATGTTCTAATTTCTTTAGTTGACAAATTAGTCATTTCTCTAAGTGATAATAAAATTATATTTTTATTAAATTTATTATTATCTGTACCTATAAAAATATTATCATAATTACTAAATAGGTCGATTAGTGCGTATCCTAATTTTACTTCATTAACGTTGAGATTGGTTGTTTTCATAAACAATTCCATTTCATTAATAAATTTTTTAATAATTTCTGAAGGCTCAACTACATCAAATTCTAAGTGATAAATTAAGTCTGGTCTATTCTCTAATGATGATGAGATATCTTCATAAGATATTTTTCTGTTTTGTAATTTTTGGTCTTTAATAATTTGACCCATAAGATAGTTCTTACATATTGTACCAAAATAAGAGTATGCCTTTTTACCTTTAGAGGGTCTAAACTTATCTACCTTTGTTATTAAAAACGAATGTGTATCTTGATGTATTTCAATAAACTCCATATCCTTACGATATAACTTATACCTACGAATAATAGACTCAATCATCTTATCTAAAGGTGCTTTGAGGAATTCGTTATATATTTGATTTTTCTCATTCCATGTGGAGGCAGTCAGGAACATCCTAACTGCAGTCTCTTCACGGACATCAAAATAGTTTGTGGTGGTTTTTGGTTTACGACCCCGTTTTTTCGGTATCGTTTCCGTATCACCAGTTGTTGTGGTACCTGTTATTTCTTGAAACATTAAACATCGGTTGGTTCATACTTTATGTTTCTATCGTCAACAAAGAAATGTTCCTTCTTGGCAGATTCCAACCAAAATCTAACCTCGTCATCTGTCATTCTTTGTTCACCATTTTTATAGTTCCAAAAAATAGAACCTTCTCTAAGGTTCGTATGTTTGTAACCTATACGAGGGATTGTCATCATATTTACCGAGTTATAGGTTAACCTCAATAAGAATTCATAAACGAATGTCAATTTCATTGATGGTTTGAAACCACCATATGATTGATATGTCGATTTTTTAATAACCATACCACTAGTTTGGAAATTTTGATACGACAATAGAACTTCATTTGTTAAAATACCGATAACGGTATTCATTGAAGCTGCAAATGTCGCCTCATTAGTAAATCCTGCAAATGCTCCTTTATCGTCAGTATCAATAACTAATGATAAAAATGAATCGAACTCAGGATATGCTTCAGCATAACGTTTAACATTTTTAAACCATATTGATGAATATTCATCGTCAAACTCTAAAAATGAAACCCATTCAGAATTCGCACTCTCAACACCTAAGTTCATCTGAGATGCAAAATCTGTTTTACCATAGTTTTTTACTAGGTTAACGGTTAATCCACTGTAATCGTAAGAGGTTAGAATAGATTCTAATGATTCTTCACCAGAATGAACGATAACAACTTCTTTTACTCCGACAGTTTGTTGTTTAATTGATAGAATTGCATTACTAAACAATTCTATAAAATTTTTGTGTTTTGAACTCTCGATTGGTAATATTACCGATACGTCTAAATTATTTTCCATCTTCTGATTCTTCAACTTTAAGTTTATCTAACTGAGTTTCAAATAACTCTAATCTTTTATTCATATATCCTTTAAAAAGTCCCGTAACATTATTATTAAATAACGATTCGTCTTTATACGTTTCTGCTGTTAATAGACATTCATCGTACAGTTGGTTTGAAATATTATCTTCTAACCAGTTCTGTACAAACTCAGCAATAATATCAACCATATTATTTAATTCATACGTCCAAATACCATTCTTTTCATTCATCCAATCAGGTTTCAAGTTTGGGACCTTACCAATTACAGGTGTTCTACTTGCCATAGACTCAATAGGGAACGTTCCGAACCCTGAGGTATCATCTACCCACACGGAAACAAACGAATCCTTTAGATACTCTGCAAATTCTTCTTGTGTTAAACCTCTCATATCTCTAAAAGTAATCCATCTATATTGAGGGTATCTTAAATAAAAACCTTTAATGATTTTCATAGTATCTCTTTGTTCACGTGTGTGAATTGAAATGATAGGTTTAGAGGGTTTTGGTTTTTTATTAAATTCACTTGGAATCAAAGGTTCAATAATATCAAAACTAATATTTTTCATATATGATTTGATTTGTTCTAATTGTTTCTCATTTGTAGTGATACACTTTAAGAACCCGTATTGTGACCATGTAGTTCCAGGCTGTAAGGTCTCGAAGATATGGTCATATGCTTGAGCCAAAACAATTTTACCACACGGCAAATCTTTCAATTGGTCCATCACATGTCCATATAATTCTGGAATCACAACGAAATCTTCAGGTGAAATTTGTAAATTTTTACCTTCAATAGAAACGTGTTCCATTTCCATATATTCTTCACCTAACCAGGCTCCAACACCTGTGTAATTATTTGATTCATGTAGAATCACTGGATTTAATCCGCCATCTTTAAGGGCTTTAGCCATTTGATAAATGTAACGGATAGCACCTTTTGCATTTCCTTTGGTATCTTGTACCAAAAAGAAAACTTTGGATTGTGAATCTTTTAAGATTCCAATCGATTTTTCAACTTTTTGAATTGTATTTTGGTCCATCAATTTAAACTTTTTATTATATTATACCTTAATAATGTATTAAATGCCACACGAAAGGGAATACTTGTCTTTTTTGCTTGGTATGAACCTAAGTTTTCATCAAACTCTTCTCTTTCTGTTATGACAACTTCAATCATCATTTTAATTATGTCAAACTTAATGACTGAAAATCTTTGGCCACTCTCCACTACAGTTACATTACCATCACCTTCTATTTTATCATTATCTTTTGTAATCTTTACATCGTCCAATTCAATAAAGCTTTCAAGCTCCTCTAAATCGAGATAATACATACTTCCTAATACATCAATCATTATTTTTTTAATTTAAGTGTTTCATATAAAGTTCTAAATTCTTCAATAGTTTCTATTTCATAATCAGAAACTGAATTTTCATTATACGTTGTTTTATACTTTACTACTATCTTACCTTCAGGTTTTGTATCCATAAGATTTGGATTTGAGGTGATAAGAATGTCGGTTTCATCCCATAAAGATTCTTCTGTAATTTTAGAAAAGAATTTAATTTTCTCAATTAAACATCCAAATTTAGATAGAAAAAATAATGTTGCGGGTTTTGATTTTTCAATTTCATCAGAAACAATCATCAAATCATTCTCACCTCTTAAATCTTTATAAATTTCATTTAAAGTATTAAAACTATTATTTTCAGTAGACGATGCGTGTCCGAATATGTTCATTGGAAAGTCAACATAAAAGAAATCAAATATCCCTTCTTTTTCTTTAAAGATAAAATGGTCAGTTAAAGTCATAGAGGTAATTGGAGTATTCAACCTGAATTCAAATTCTTCCTCATCTTCCCCTTTTATGTAATCATCAATCATGTATTTTTGGTAAACTTGTTCAGCCTTACCAAAAGTATCTCTTAATACTCCGTTTGTGTCTATAGAGATTTTCATTCGTATTTCTTTAATATTTTACTGATAATTGGGTTACGAATAATATCTTCCATTTTGAAGTTATAAGTACCAATTTCTTTTAATTCTGAAAATTTACTCATGGCATCATATAATCCTGAGTGAGTCTTATCTTTATATCTGTCTGTTTGTTCTATATCACCTGAGATGAAAAACTTAGAATTAAAACCGATTCTAGTTAAAAGTAATTTCATTTGATTTGGTGTTGAATTCTGAGCCTCTTCAAAAATTAAAATTGAATTATCAATATTCATACCTCTCATATATGCTAAAGCAAACACCTCAATAATATCAGCCTCTTTTAATTTTTCCCTAACCTCTTTACCTATAATTTTATTTAATAGGTAGTAAGATGGAAAAATGTAAGGGTCGAGTTTTTCTTCCAAGTTACCAGGTAACGAACCTAATTTTTCTTCCGCCTCAACGGCCGGTCTAACAATGATGAGTTTTTCGTATGAATTTGTTTCATCCATTAAAAGCTGTACCGCAGCACTCATTGCCACATATGATTTACCAACACCAGCAGGTCCTGTACAGATTGTTATTTCACTATTTGTTAGAATATCGTAATATTCTTTTTGACTATCTGATAAGAATTTTTTTCTTGGAGTTCTTCCAACTATACTTCTTATAAGTTCTTTTCGACTCATCTTCGAATTTGTCAATTCTATTTTTCTACCTTTTGTGGTCATTAAATGTTATTTAATTAATTTGATTACTTATTGTGTGAACCATCACAATATCCATTAGGGTCTTGTGTGTTTCCACATCCACATTGTGGTCGGTCTTGTTTTTTATAAATCATAATATTTTTTAATTTTTAATGAGATTTTTTTTATTAACTTGTTCGCTAATCCAAGTATAGGTTTTTCCCATACCTACTCTTAATCGTTGAGAAACTTCCCAACCTATTTTTTTCTTATAAAGTTTATTGTCAGAGTTTCTACCTCTAACTCCTACAGGACAAGAGAACCCGTATTTATCTACAAATTCCTGACCTCCAATATTCTTAATGTTAATCTTTTTACCTGATATATCAATAGACATCTGGGCCAGTTCATTAATGGTTACCATTTCTTCTGACCCAATATTAACGGGACCTAAAAAGTCTGATTCCATTAATTTTAATACTGCATCAACACATTCATCAACATAAAGGAATGAACGTGTCTGTTGACCATCTCCCCATACTTCAATTTCGTTTAGTCCTTCAGCAACTTTTCTACACATCGCAGCAGGTGCCTTTTCCTTTCCACCTGTCCATGTCCCCATAGGTCCAAAAATATTATGAAAACGAGCGATTCTTACGTCCAACCCATAGTTACGGTTAAATGCTAAAAATAGTCTTTCAGAGAATAGTTTTTCCCATCCGTACTCGGAGTCTGGATTTGCGGGATAGGCTGAAGATTCTTCACAGTTAGGGTTGTCTGGGTTTAGTTGATTATGTTCGGGATACATACATGCTGATGATGAATAGAAAACTTTACCAACTTTTTTATTGGTACATTCCTGTATCACGTTTAAATTAATTAACGCTGAGTTATGCATTACATTAGCATCATTATCACCCGTAAAGATGTAACCTGCTCCACCCATATCTGCAGCAAGTTGGTAAACTTCATCGACACCTTCAGATATAACATTGGATACCACATTGGGGTCTCTTAAATCACCAACAATAAACTTATCACAAATGTCTTCGTGGTTCCAATACTCGTGTTTCTTGAGGTCACAAATTGTGACATTATGTCCTTTATCTTTTAATTTTTTTGAGAGGTGTCCTCCTATGAATCCACCACCACCGAGTACTACTATTTTTTTCATAAAATTATTTTTACCCCATCGGCAATTGTCCCAATTGGTTGGAACTTTATTCTATTCCCCCATGTACGTTCCAAAGGACTCTTTAATTTTTTAATAACCGTATCCATATCGATAACCACACAATTATACCCTTCCGATAATAATGATAATAATAAGTTTAATTGTTGTGATTCGGTTAATTGGTCAGTTCCTTTTTTAAATGTTACCGTGTTAAATACAAATGTGGTATCTCTGTCAGGAAATTCTCTTACGTATTTATTTACCAAAAATTTATGGTGTTCGACATTAAATTTGTCAATCGCCATCGGTAAATTAAGTGTTAAACCCATTTTTTCCGCATGAACACCTAATGCTCGATTATCTCTCGGTAGACACGGACCACCAAATCCAAACCCATATTTTAAGTATTTGTTACCTATTCTACTATCATCACCAATGGCGGATAATACGGTTTCAACCTCATTACTAATACCTGTATTATGACAAATTTCACCAATCATATTGGCAAACGATATTTTAGTTGTTAAAAAGCAGTTGATTGAAATCTTAGTGATTTCTGCTGCAGTATTTGACATTACTTTAAAGTTTGGGGTATAACTATCCATTAATTGACGATAAATCTTTTTAACATTCTTAATGGCTTCTTTAGATTTAGAACCAATTAAAACAATGTCGGAATGTCTTAGTCCGTTAATTATATCACCCTGAGCAATAAATTCGGGATTATATACGACATCTATACCATAAATGTTTAGTCTTTCAGTCACAGTATCAACATACCCTGGATTTGTGGTACAACCAATTACAAGGGTCTTACCTGACACATCAATCCCGAGGTTATATACAGACTCAAAAGTCTCAATAACTTCCTCAATATGTGTGTGGTCATATTCACCCGTTGGTAATGATGGTGTTGGTACAAATGTAAATATTGTTTTACACATACCTATGACATCAACATTATTAGTTGTCGGATAAAAGTTTTTTGAATCTTTTAAGTATTGTTCAACATACGGTTCATCACTTTTTAATGTCTTATGATTTAAATGTGAAATATAATCTTCAGATATGTCTGAACCCCATACTTTAAAACCCTTATGTTCTGCAAGTAGTGAAAATGATAAACCTAACTTCCCGATACCAATGACACCTATTTTTTCCATTTTATATCTTTAACGAGTACTTTTAATTCCTTGTAGGACATCCATCCAATGGTCACACATTTCATGCATCATTCCTTCAAACGTATATTCAGGTTTCCACCCTAAAGTTTCTCTAATTTTAGTTGAGTCACCCTTAAGATAAGGTAGTTCCTCAGGTCTTAAGAACTTAGGGTTTTGTGTTACGTAATCTCTATAATCTAAATCTAAGTATTTAAATACAACATCACACATCTCTCGAACGGAATGTGTATTCATTGTCGACACTACAAAATCATCAGCAATATCGTGATTTAACATAGAGTGCATCGCTTTAACATAATCTTTAGAATGTCCCCAATCTCTATAAGAATCCATATTACCTAATTCTAATTTATCTTGAAGACCTAATTTAATAGAACACGCGGCTTTAACAACTTTATTAGTTACAAAATTACTACCTCTTCTTGGTGATTCGTGATTAAATAATATACCATTTACCGCATGAAGATTATGTGCTCTTCTGTAATGTCTTACAATATTATATCCGAATACTTTAGAACATCCGTAAGGCGATACAGGATTCATGATACTACTCTCCCTTTGGAAACCATCATCTTCGACTGTTAATCCAAACATTTCAGACGAACTTGCTTGGTAAAATTTAGCGTTAGGACAAATTCTTTTATATGCCTCTAATATGTTAACAACACCTAATGAATTTGTTTGTACCGTAAATTGAGGTATATCAAAACTAACTCTAACGTGGCTTTGTGCTGCAATATTATATATTTCATCAGGTTTAATTAAAGT